GAGATGACCGCTTACCAGATGGAGCAGAACCGCATCCGCTACGAGAAGCAGAAAGAGTTGGAAGAAAAACTGCGGAAAGAAGAGGAAGAGAAACGGCTGGCTATGGCTGAGGCTCTGGCAAAAATGGGTCACGAGAAAGAGGCGGAGCAAATTCTGGAACAGCCGGTTTCAATCCCGCAGGTAAAAGTAGAGGCTGAAGTTCCGCAGGTTAACGGGGTGTCATATAGGACAGATTGGGACTTTGAGATAGTTGATGAGTCGTTGATCCCCAGGCAGTTTTTAATGGTCAATGATAAGGCGATAAGAGCGTTTGTGAGGGCTACAAAAGGCCAGCAGGAAATTCCAGGTGTCAGGATATTCGCCAAGCAGGTCTTGGTGCGTAAGACTTGACACGGGTTGAAGGGGGATTATAATGAAGATGTGGGCTGACCAGGTTTCAACCCGCCTAAAAGCCCTCCTTTTTTGGCCTCCTTTCCCTGGTCAGCCCCTTCTCTTTTTGGGGGTCAACGATGGGAAAATCTCAGCTTGGCAGGCGTCTTGAACGTCAAGTCGCTCAGCTGCTCAAAGATGGCGGTTGGGCAGTAAGAATTGTTGAGCCAGCCATAAAATACATCCCAGCCATTAAGAGGCACGTCGCCAGACCGCAGGACATCTTTGGGGCAGACATTGTCGCTATGAGAGATGGCAGCCCTATGCTGTTCGTTCAAGTCACTGCGGATTCGTCTATCAAAAAGAGGGTCCAAGAGTTCAGTCAGTATCCGTTCCCTTTTCCGTTGGTCATAGTTTTGTTGGTGCAGGCGAAGAAGCGTGGTAACAAGTGGTGCTTTAAGGTCGGGCGTTATCACGGCGGGGATGTGATTGAATGGGCTGGTCCTATATTTTTGGGAGAAATCTTTGGGCGGGCGTTTTTTGACAACCGCTCAAGGTTTATATTTTCTGAAGAAAACTTTTAGGAGGGTCAAAATGAAAAGGCGTGTTTTTATCTCTGACACGTGGGATAGCGGAAACTATCTCACACGGTTTGTGGAAGTCTGGGAAGATTGTCCTGATTGCGGTGGCGAGGGTGTGGTTGAAGTAGAGAACGAAGAGGGTGAAGTGGTAGAGGTAGAGTGTGAAACCTGTCTCGGAACAGGCGAGGTTATGTCTCGCCAACCAAGATGAGGAGGTGAGGCTATGGCTAACTTTATCTTTTTTGTTTTAGGGCTTGCTATCGGGGCTTCGGTTGGGTTTATCCTAAATGGGGCGTTCTTTATGAAGGACGGCTCTGTTGATGCGCAGGAGCAGATTGACGCATTGTCAATGGCTTTAATTGAGGCTGACGCCAAAAGAAAAGAAGCCGAAGCCAAGCTGGATCGCCTACGTGAATCCATTGAGAAGCTCATCTCTAAGTATGATGCCGAAGCCCACAACCAGAAGCAAGGGTAATTTCCAATTTATTGGAAAAAAGATTTGACAAATATTGAAATGCGTTATAATTAGGGTGAAGGGAGGATAAAAATGGAAGAAAAACAAAAAGAATTAGACAGGCTTGTTGAAAGGCTCAAGTATTATATGGCCGAAAACAACCTCAGCATCGGGGATGTGGCGAAACTACTCAACCGCCCATACCCCACCGTTCGTGCTTTTTTACTGCGTAAGACCAATCCGCAAATCAGGATGGTCTATGCGGTTAAAAAACTTTTGAATGGGGCCAAATAATGAAAGCTGGGGCGTTACTACGAGCCATTCGCTCCAAGTGTCTGGATTGCTGTGGTGGATCTGCGAGAGAAGTAAGCCGGTGTGAAATTACCGATTGCCCGCTTTATAAATTTAGGTTCGGCAGGTCACAGACCGCTCGTAGAATGCCCAAATTTCGCCACCAGAAGCCCGTAGAGCGACGATCTCAAGCGGGTGGCTATCCCCCTACGCACCCAGGGACGTTTTAACGAAAAAATGCGTTTTTTGGCGGGTCCGAACATAAAAAGTGGGGCTGGGAAATTACCCCAGCTCCCCCGCCATCTTTTTGAGGAGGCCAAAAATGAACAAAAGTCAACCCTGGATACCGCTTTGGGTAGATAAATGGCTCTTCGGCTCTACCAGGGACGAACTTGACCTGGCGGAGAGGGCCATCTGGATTGATTTTTTATGCCTTGCAGCCAAGGGGAATGGATGGATTAGGGCGTCTGAGGAGATGCCTTACAGCCTGAAACGTCTTGCCGGTCTCTTGAACTGCGACGAGAAGATCCTTGAAGCAGCCATTAAAAAGTTCCAAGAAATGGGGAAAATTGAACTTGACGTCTACGGAGCCATCAAAATTACCAATTGGGAGAAATACCAACTTTCACCGAGCTATGTGAGATGGAAACGATGGAAGGACAGGCAGGAACAAACGCAAAACGTTTGCACACCAACACAAAGCGTTTGTGAACAAACGCCAAGCGTTTGCGGACAAACAGAAGGCGTTTGCTATATTAATAATAATATAGAAAATAAAAAAGAAAAAAATATATATATAAAAAAAATAGATAGTAATATGTTGGACTCGCAGTCAGTAGACAAAGTAATCAGTATTTGGAACAACTTTGCTGAGAAACACAGACTCCCAAAGGTTAAGGGTGTCTCCAAAGGATCCGCAAGAGAAAGGCATTTAATAGCCAGGATCAAAGAGGGTCTTGACTTTGAGGAGCTATTCAAGGCTGCCGAGGAGCAACCGTTCCTGCTTGGCGACAATCCTTCAGGCTGGGTCGCCACGTTTGATTGGTATTTGTGGCCTGGGAATGTTCAGAAGGTCTTGGAGAAAAGCTACAAAAAGAAGAGCAAATCAAGCACCATTGAGGACGTTAAGAGAAGGTTTTTGGAGGGTAAAAAGTGACCAAAGAAGAATACATCAAGATTATTGAGCCTTTAATAATCGTATTTGGCACTCCGAGTGCTGAAAGGCTTGAGCTTGACTATGAGTATTTCCAATACTACACACCCGAAACACTGGACAAAATGGTCAACAGAATTATTCTGAACAGAAAAAGCAAGGACTACCCCACTCTGGCTGAGATGATGGACGAGCTGGATGAGATAATCAAAGTGCCGGAGGACGACAAGGCGGGTGGCTTTCCTGACTATGACTGTTTTAACTGCCAAGATACAGGTTTTATTCCCGTGAAAGAGAAGCCAAACACGGTTACTTTTTGCAACTGCAGATTAGGCAAGATGAAATCCCTTTTTGTGAAATTTTATCGCGAATATCATAACTATCAGGACGCCAAAAGGGCGATGAACAAAAAATTGAAGAATGGAGGGATTGATGAAGGGACGGAAACTTGATTTATCTGAGTTAAGCGAGTTAATCAAGGAAACACCCGTCAGCCAAGCGAGGCTAATCAAGCAAGCCAAAGCCATCAAAGAGTTGCAAATCGCCTTAATCCAAGCGTTCAAACACAAAAGACCATATGTCATTCCAATCCCACGCAAGACAAATATCATTAGGTTTGGTCTTATCTCAGACACGCACTTCGGCTCGCTTTACCAACGAACAGACGCCCTAACCAAATTTTACGAGCGGTGCTGGTTAGAGGATGTCAAGCTCATATTACACGCTGGCGATGTCATAGACGGCTGGCGGGTCTATCGGGGGCAGGAATTTGAGCTTCACCCGCACGCACGCAGCTGGAACGAGCAGGTCACTATGTTTGCCGATTTAGCCCCACGCTTTAAAGGGGTGGAGACAATATTTATCACAGGCAATCACGACCAGAGTTTCACCAAGCTCATCGGCATAGTCGTTGGAGACGAGTTGCAGTGGGTCAGACCGGATTGGAAGCATATCGGAGCAGACATAGCTGACGTTATCTTAAAAGCCCACAACGGGCGACCGATAAAAATCAGGCTCGTTCATCCTGGAGATAAGGGGTCGGCATATGCTCTGTCTTACAGGATACAGAAACATATAGAGAGCATCCCTGGAGGGCAGAAACCGGACATTATCGCAATCGGCCATTATCATAAGAGCCTTTTTATCCCAGAATACCGAAACGTCGCAGCTTTTTCGCCAGGCTGCTTCCAGAGCCAGACGCCATTTATGGCCAGAAGTGCCAACGCTGCTCACATCGGGGGCTGGATTGTTTCGGTTGTAACAGGGGAGAAAAAGCATTTGACATCCAGAATTAAGGCAGAGTTTATATCTTTTTATGAGGAGCAAAAATAAGGAGGAACGATGAAAGCTAACGAAAGAGACCGGTTAATTAAAATCATAGACAAAAAGGACTTGGCTCTTATACGGCGTAAGGGCCACGACTACTCTGGAAATGAGGATTGCTTATCCAATTTGCGTGTTTTTGGCTTTGTTGGATGCGTTGTCAGGTTGACAGATAAAGTGTTTCGATTAATTCAGTTTATCAAACAAGGACATTTAGAGGTCAAAGACGAGAGCATACTTGACACCTTGGCCGACGCCAGGAATTATTTACGCCTGGCCGAGATCCTGTTTTTGGAAGAAAAACAAAATAAAACTAATTTTAGGAGGTTAAAATGAAGAGTCGGAGAATTTACATTGCTGGCCCGCTAACACCGAGGGGTGCTGGCAATCACGCCCTTGAATACCTGGACAACGTGAGACAAATGCTCCAGGCTTGGGTTAGACTAATTCAGGCCGGTTGGTCGCCGTTCTGCCCCGCAATGGATATGCTTGGAATTTTATTTGCCCCAGGCTTGACTGACGTGGAAGTAAAGCGGGTTTCAATGGACTTTCTCGACGTATGCGACTATATAGTGCTGTTGCCAGGAGCATTGGCGAGCGAGGGGGTCAAAAAAGAATTACACAGAGCAACCCAGCTTGGCAAGAAAGTTTTTACAAGCGTGGATGAGGCCATAGAATATATCAAAATCAAAAAGAGGGCGGAGAATGATTAAAAGAGCGGTAAGAATTTTTATCTTGACGCTGGCTGCCGTCTTGGCTTTTTACTCTTATCTTTACGTTACCTATTGCTACAGGCTGTTCGGCTTCCTGAAATTTTTAGACAAAGTGCTTGACAAGCTCTAATTTTGTTTTATATTGGGTTTGGAGGGCAGGATGGACGATAAGGGGTTGGCAAAGATAATGAAAGCAATGATTTGCGCCCACTTAGCTGGGCTAAAGAGTAAAAATAAGCGGGTGTTTGATGATTGTGTGGAATGGCTTTTTTCTGATAATGAGGATGGGAAATATGCCATCGGCTTTCCCGATGCCTGCTATATAGTGGGTTTAAATCGGGAATGGCTGAGAAAGGGCATAAAAAAATACCTTAAGAGGAGGGGAAAATGTTAGTTTTTATCCTTCTATTTTTGATTCTTCTTTACAATTTTTCAGTGACAATTCTTTATCTGAAGCATAGGAAGTTTTCATTCTGGAGGGTGGTGTTTTATATGGTCTTCGGGATTTTAATTGAAATCTATAAGAATTTCAGAAGTGCTTTAAGATGGGAATAAGAAAAGATATAAAGACCAGCGAATTGATGGAAATGCGGGTCAGGGGGCTGTCTTATGACAAGATAGCTGCCCTGACCGGCCTCAGCAAGACTGCCGTTCGCTACCGCATAAAAGGTTGCTTAAAAGCCCTTGACGCAGATGTGGATATTTACAAGCGGAACAGATCTACAATCTTGACGGCGGTTGAAAAGAAAATCATTGACGAAATAGCAAGCCCGAAGAAAATTAAAAGGGCGAGCTTGTCAAACCTTGCCTATGCGTTCAAACAACTGTTTGACGCAAACCGGCTGGAGCAAGGGCTTTCAACTCAGAACATCGCATATAAGGAAATCCTGGCGAGGAAGGAAGAGATACAAGCCAGGATCCGAGAATTGGAGGAGAAACTCAAGATGTATGACGAGAACGAGCCGGCTATTGAGGCCGAAAAAATAGAAGAGGAGGATTAAATGAGCGAATATAAGCATTTCAGGTCGGTTCAAAAAGGGCTTTTTGGTATGTTTTTATATCTGGTCATAATAGCCTTGGCGACCATTGTCGGTTGCCTAATTATGTAAGTTTCCAATTAATTGGAAAGGAATGACCAAAAAACAAAAAGAAATTAGGTTATCATCCGAGGTTTTAAAAGCGTTACGCGAAACCTCCGGGTACAGTGTTGAAGAAATCGCTAAGAAACTTAATACAAGCAAAGAAAAAGTATCCTCTGTAGAAGAAGGAAAAACATCGTTTACTCTAACCCAGATTAAAAAACTTGCTGAAATATATAAGCGCCCCTTAGTAGCATTTTTTTCGTCTTCTATTCCCGAATTGCCCAAATCACCCGACTATAGAATCAATCGTGAGAAAAGATTAACACCCTATGTATATTTAGCAGAAAGGAGAGCACATTTTCTCTCAGAGAAAATAAAGGAGTTGAGCGGGAAAAAAACTCAAATCCCAACTTTCTCAGAGGAATTAAAAGCAGACGAACTGGCAAGAGAATTTAGAAAAACTTTAAGTATTGAACTTATAAAACATCGTAAATCTGATGAGATTTTAGCATATTACAAGAAAGTTTTAGAAGATGCACTCACCATACTCATTATAGAATACCCATTGAAAGCAGATGATGTGAGGGCATTCTCCATTTACTCAGAACTCTCATGTGTGGTTCTAAATGAAGAGGATAAGCCCTCAATAAAATTATTTTCCTTATTCCACGAGATTTGCCATCTAATTAGAAAAACTGGTGGTATATGTTCATTAGAACTTGAACAATCAGATCGGACCGAAGAATGGTATTGTAATAGTTTTGCGGCTGAATTTTTAGTCCCGTCTGAAGATTTGAGGGGGGAAGTTGAGAAGTATAAACCAGTTGATGAAGAAGCAATAAATCAACTTACCGAGCTTTATGGAGTAAGTAAACAAGTAATAATGATTCGTCTTTTACAGGAGAGATATATTGAAGAAAGAATGTATGAAGAGTTTAAGAGGAAGATGGTGGAAAGTGTAAGACAAGAGAAGAAATTTGGACGCAAGAATTGGGATAAGGTTTTTTTGAACCGAGTAGGAAACTTTGCTCTTCGAGAGATAAGAAACGCATACAACAAAGAAATTATTACTTTTTACGAGGCTTCAAGTATCACGGGTTTAAAAACGAAATATGCTGAGAAATTTATTACTGCGTGATGAAAATGGGAATACAGAAAAGACTATTTCCACGCTATTGCATCGATGCAAGTGCCTTGATAAATCTCACAAGATATCCGGGATATCCAAGAGATATATTTCCTGTATAGCGGGAAAGAAAAATGATTTATGATTATAAGTGTAAGTCCTGCGGTTATGAAGAGAAAGACAAATATTCTCTTAAACCGCTTGAGCGAGTGCTGGTCTGCCCGAAATGTAAAAAGAAAACTTTCGAGCGGCAGATCGGCAAAACGAGCTTTGTTTTAAAATGGGATGATAAAGGAGGGAAATTATGAGCTGGTTTATTTTTATTTTAGCGTTAGGATATTTTGGCTATAACATTTCTCGATTCTGGGTAGAGCGGGAGTATATGGGAAGCGGGCTATTGAGGAACGCTCTGGTTATCTTATTCGGCTGTTTTATTATAGCGATTGAGAATTTCAGGATTATATTCGGGGCCAGGCGGGATGGGATAAAGATGCTTTGAGATGTTTAAACAAGAAATTTTTAACTCGCTAATAGCCTGGCTCGGCGGCGTCGGTCTGGTTCAAGTTATAACGGAATATCTGAAAAAGCCGTTTAGTTTTGTTAAGGATAAAAAATTGCTTGACTTTTCAATCTCCTCGACCAGGGCGGTCCCCCACCCTGGCCATTCCTGGCCGGAAAACTTCCGGCCGGACCATCCATCGCCGTAGAAAATTTCCACGGCGAAAACCTGACCGCAGTCATCATACTGAACAGCGGTAACCTCACCCCAACCCCGCTCGGTCTGAACGAGGTCTCCGATTTTGATTTCCTTTTTAATCATTTTTACCTCCTTTCAATTTTTTCAATTATATCATATTATTTTTTTTTTCGTTTGTCAAGTCTTTTTTTATATTTTTTTAAATTTTATCTTGTTTATTTTCAATAACTAAGGAGGCCGAAAATGACAAGGCTTTATGACTTCGAGGATCTAAAGTTTCTGGCCGTAATTTGGCCTGACCTCCAGAAAGAGGCCCGCCGGCTGAGGCGGTTAGCCGAGGGCGTCTGTAATGGCCACCTTGACGACACGGCCAGGATTGAGGCCAAGCTGGACCGCATCCTAAGCCGGGTTGACGAGATGGTAAACCGGCTTGACCTCAAGGCTTACTGCCCAGCCCTGGACCCTCAGGGAGGGGTGCTTTACCTTATCCGGACCGATGACCGAGGGGATGAATCGGATTATCGCCGGTTAATCCCTATCGGCTGAAAAATTCAGCTTGACTTTTTTTCTGGCCGGCTTTATATTAGGGTTGAAAGGAGACCAAGCAATGGAAGACAATGAAAAATTAAGGCTTATATCGGCTTTCGGAAGGGCTTTAATTGAAGAGCCGGAGTTTGAGGCTAATGGTGGATTGCCAGCCGGATATATCGGCTTGCTTTTAGCCTTTACCGGCCTGACTCTTGACGATATCTCCCTATTTTTCGGCACTTTGCTGGATTACAAAGACGGCTGGATTATTCCAGGCCCTTCCTGGAATAGCATTAAGGAAAAATACCTTAAGGCTATAAAGCAATCTGAATCGCTTAACTAAGCTTTTAAGCTTAAGCTATATATAGCATAGCTTAGCTTAGCTATATAGCTTAATTAGCTCGGCCGGTTTAACTTGCTTCCCCGTAAGCCAGACAGCCAGATGGCCGGAGATGATAAGCCATCCAGCCGTGTCTGCCTATTTTTCAATGCTTTAATCCAGCCTGATCACAGATTTTCGGCTTATTTGACGCTTAGCTTATAGCCAGATATATCGGATTGCTGGCTGGAATTATTTTTGAGTTGACTTTTTGATTATTTTGCTTTATTTTATGCTTGGAGGCCGTAAGCCCTGAGCCATATGGAAAGACAGAGCCATATGGACAGGCAGGCAAAGGGAGGCCGTAATGGCAACAAAGTATGACAAGCTTAACGTCTTTGCGACGGCCCTGCTGGAATGCGACCTGTTTGAGGAGGCGGGAATTCCGGCCAGTTATCTGGCCCTGGCGGCTGAACACGCTGGCTTGACTTGGGATGATATCTCGATTTTCTTTGGAAACCTGCTGACTTACGAGCCGGAATCTCAGAGGGTAAGTCCAGGGCCATCCTGGAATGCTGTCAAAGAAAAGTATCAGGTCTGGAAACAGGGAGGTGTAAGATGAAAGACAAATTAAATGCCTTAAAAAACGCCGTTGAAATCTGGAAATCCTACAACAAGACGGCCGAGGACGAGATGAATTTATTTCGGGAAATGTTGCGCTCAATCCTACCAAGCGGCGATTATTACGTGGGCGACGGAATCCGGATCTGGGTGCGTGAATACAATTCACGTGCCGGAATAGAACGTAGCGAAATTCCACTCACCCCTGAAGAACTAACAGCAGAAATGCCCGTCATCCTCAATGACCTTATTGAACACTTTGAGAACAGGTTGCACAAAACCGTATGGGCAATTGAGGTTTTCCGTGGCTTGAAATAATTAGCCACAGCAAACAAGCCGGCTGGCTTCGGCTGGCCGGCTTTTTTTTATGCCATCAGGCTGACCGGCCTGAGGGCTATTTTTTTTGATCCGGCCATATCGGGCAAACCGGAACGGGCAGAGGGGGGGGGGACGGGGCTGGCCGGCCGGCGGGGTGAAACGTTTATCCCCTCCCCATTCTGAAAAAAAATCTGGCTTTACACAATTACACAAAGGCTGGTATGTTTGCAGATGGTATGAAGTCAGGTCAGTGATGGCTTATAGAATGGCTGAATTTGGGCTTGAGAGGCTCGTAGAGCGACGATTGCGGGGAGGTGGGTATGGAGGTAGCCACCTAAGGTTGTTCGTGGCTGTATGGGCTTTAGAAAGCGAAATTTGGGTTTTTAGCTGGGAGTAAAATTTTCGTGAAAGGGCTTGACAAGGTTGGATTATGTGTTATAAGTTGGTAATAGGAGGGGCGAATGCCTGGGATATTGGGAAGAGAGATAGTTAGCGAGGCGCAGCGGAGGCTATTTGCAGCTGAGTTGGCACGGCGGAGGGCAGGGAAGAAGCGTCGGATGAGCATCTCCACGGCGGATTTGGAGGAGATGCTGCATTTATCAAAGGGCAAGAAGCTCCCTGAGCGGGTTAGGCGTGAGCGGAAGGGCTAAGCATTGCACCCCTGCTGGTGCTGGGCATTGGCAGGTTAATAGCAGCCAGGGGATTGAGTTTTTCAATCCCCTGCTTATATCTTGGAGGAAGAAGGGTTGAGCAAGTATAGGACGTATGACATTTATCAGGCTGGGTATTTTGTCTTAAAGGGCGAGGCTGTAAAGGTAGAGAAGGACGAGCGGGGGAAGGTTGTATTTGAGTTTGGTGACAGGAACCGGATTGAGGAGTTATTGGCNGAGTTTGACAAGGGCGATATGGTAGTTGTTGCGAACTATGTTAGTGTGGTTAAGAATTTGAGGAGCAGGATGTATAACCTGCTCAATGGTGAGGGGTAATGGCAAACGAGAACGTCGCTCCTCTTAGTTCCAAAGAGCTGCTGGAGCTGGAGCTTTTGCGGTTGAAGCAAGAGCTGGTTGAGGTGGAGCTGGCGGAGCAGCAGTATTTGGACTCAAACAAGATTGAGTTTTTCAGACCACTACCCCATCAGGCTGAGGCGTTAAAGGCGTTACGGGACGGGAAGAAGATAGTTGTGCTTCAGGGGGCGAACCGCATTGGCAAGACGACTTTTGTGGCGGTCTTTTTAGCAGCGAGCTGCTTGGGCTATGAGCCGTGGAGCGGTGAGAAGAGCGTCTTTGACGGCAAGCCGATAAGGGCGAGGGTGATAGGAGTTGATTGGGAACACCACGTCAAAGAGGTGCTGGTGCCGAAATTTATAGAGTGGTTTCCTAAGGGGACGTATAGGACGAAGAAGAACAACATTGGGGCGGATTATTTCTGGCAGTTTACGAATGGTTCAACAGTTGAAATAATGGTTCACGGTCAGAATACAAGGGAACACGAAGGTTGGAGCGGTCATCTCATCATCTTTGACGAGCCACCGCCAAGGGATAAATACATAGCCAATATGAGAGGCTTGGTAGATACAGGCGGTCGTTGTGTGATGGCGTTTACCGCTGTTTATGAGAACTGGATTTTGGATGAAATTGTCCGCTCTCAGAACCCAAACGTTGCTGCCATAGTAGAAGTTCCTATGACGGCCAACCCATACCTTAAGCACGAAGATATAGAGACGTTCTCGTCCAGCATAGATGATGTGGAGAGAAAAGCCAGGGTTGAAGGGAAGTGGCTTCAGCTTCAGGGCTTGGTTCTTCCGGAGTTTAAGCCGGATGTTCATATCGTAAAGCCCTTCCAGATACCGCTTGACTATCCGGTCTGTGCGATGATAGACCTGCATCTATCTGAAAAGCAAGCGGTAGGGTTTTACGCAGTAAGTCCGAACAATATCGTCTTTGCGATAGATGAGATTTGGCAGAATGCAACACCTGAAGACTTGGCTGATATGATAAAGCGAAAGAAGAGGGAGAATAAATGGCGACTTGAGAAAGCGTATATAGACCCGCTGAGCAAGGGGGATAAGGATTATCTTAAGAACAGGGCTGTGGTAAGGGACAGCTTCTCAATCATCTCAGACAGCCTGCGTCAGGAAGGGATACTGCTTTATGTGGCGAGCAAAGATAAGCTCTCTGGCATTAGGAACGTAAAGTCAATGCTTAGGGGCGTAAACGGTATCCCGACGCTTTATTTCTTTGACACCTGCCAGCGTCATATCTTTGAGATACAGCGTTGGGTTTACGACCCGAAGACAGGTCTGCCTGTGGATAAGAATGACCATTTCTGCGAGAACCTATACAGGCTAACCCTTTCTGACTTTAGATATGTAAGCCCGACGGTTTGGACAGAAAGCCTTAGTCAGTATTATGATAAGCCAATAGTGTGAGGGGAGAATGGATAAAGAGATTAAAATAGCCGACAGCCTTACGGGAAAGACGAGCGTTTATAGCTACTGCCGTGAGAAGATAAGCGAAATAAGCCAGAAGCTCTCTGTGATAAACGCCCAAAGGGCGGAAGCGCTGCGTTATTACCAAGCCTCCCCGTCGGTTGTGCCTTACAAAGAAGGGCGGAGCAGGGCTGTTACCACAGACCTATCTGACACGGTGGAATGGGCAATGCCCGCCCTGCTTGAGATTTTCTGCGGTCAGGACAAATCCATCGCCATAGAGCCTGCTGAAGGGACTGATGTCAAAGCAGCAGAGCTTTTGGATATGCTTATTTCCTACCAGCTTCAGGTCAGGAATAATTGGTATCTAATCTGCCACGATTGGTTCAAAGACGCAATGCTGGGAAAGATGGGTATTGTGAAATACAGCTGGTATAGGGAAGAGAAGCGTATCAAAAAGCTCTATGAGGAGCTGAGCGAGGAAGAGTATAAAGTTTTGGCGTCAAGACCAGACATCAACATCGTATCTGTGAAGCAGAGATACGCCAACGCCGAAGAGATTGAAGAGGGGGTTGAAAGCGCTGCCAGCCTTTACGACGTTGAGGCTGAGTTTACAAAAGACGACGAATACCCAAAGATACAGGTCATCCCGCCTGAAGATTTCGGCTGCGACCCGAATGTGACGTCAATAGACGACGCCCCGTTTATCTTCCACCGGATTTATCTCCAGCCCTGGATGGCTAAGAAAATCTACGGCGACTTTGTCAGGGCGAAGTGGGACGAGCTGCCACGTGGCCAGATGATTGGTGAGAGCGATATGATGGCCATACAGCAGAAAGAGGTGCGGAACCAAGTTTTAGGGGCTACTACCTACACTTACGACGAATACAAAGACCTGCTGATTATCTATGAGTGCTACTATTACAACGCAGACGGCGAGCCGAGAATGGCAATCCTCTGCGGGAATGATGTCCTTTGGGAAGGGGAGAATATTTACGGCCGACCGCCTTTTGTAGCGATAACCCCTGTAAAGCTCAGCCATAAGATTTTAGGGCTTAGCGTTGCCGATTTAGTTCAGGAGACCCAACGGCTAAGAACGATACTGCTCCGTCAAATCATAGACAACCTCTACCAGAGCAACTACCGACGCTACTTCGTTGACCCAGAGCGGGTCAATATGGCTGATTTTTTGGACCTGAACACCACCAACGCAGCGATAAGGACGAAGGGCGACCCGAAGCTTGCAGCTATGCCTGAGCTTAAAGCTCCGCTCCCGCCAGAGGTCTTTCAGTTCTGGGAGATGCTTCAGATTGAGCGTGACTACCACTCTGGTATCCCAAGAAGCTACCAGGGCGTCCTGCCGTCAGTCGCTCACAGGACAGCAAGGGGTCAGAACCAGCAGATTCAGCTTGCCAGCCAGAGGATTCAGGCGATAGCAAGGCTTATCGCTGAGATGGGGATGAAACCGCTTATCAACCACGTGATTGATATGAACATAAAGTTCCTGAAGAAGAAAACTTCAATCCGCTACCTGAATGAATGGATTGAGATAGACCCAGACAACATTATTGGCAAGTATGACGTCAAAGTCAGCGTTGGGCTTGGCGTGCCTGATAAGGAAACGATTATCGTTCAGGCTCAACAGCTGCTTGGCATATACGCTCAGCTGGTTAGGTCTGGAGTTAGCGTGGTCAACGCTCAGAATGTCTACAACCTGCTGGCGAAGATGCTCAACGCAATGAACATTAAGAACGTCCAGGACTACATCACCGACCCAGGAGTCATCTCTGGTCTGAGCCAGATTTACCTGATGCTCATCCAGCTTATAACCCAGCAGGGCGGTGATCCAGCAACCGTTCAGGCTGCTCTGCAGCAGATAAGCCAGGTCTTTGCTGCTGCTGGCGTGCCTGTAACGGAGATACAGCAGAAAATCACCCAAGCGATGACAGCCGAGCAAATCGGTGCTGAAGCCCCAGAGCAACCAATGCCACCTGAGCAACCTATCGCCCCGAGGACTACGCCTGAGGGACGAGGATTTTATGCGTAAAGGAGAAAATTTATGGACAAGAAGAGTTTATTTGAAAGGCTTAAGGCAGTGTTTAAGTTTGACGGGACAAAAAGGGTTTTTCCCGACATTGAGCGGGAGTATGAGGATGAGGTTGCGAAGAAATTGGCATTGGCAAAAGAGGCTGAAGCCCTACTCCAGAACAAAGTGATGGTTGATGTGCTTAATAGTATCAAAGCCGACTTGGTCAGGAATTGGAAGGAAAGCGACTTGGTTGATTCTGGGATGAGAGAGTTTTATTACTTGTCATACAAGATTTTGGAGATGTTAGAAAGCAGGATAAAGGCGGTTTGTGATGAGGCTTTAGTAGAGCAAAAAAAGCTTGAAAATAAGTAAAGGGGGAGACTATGGAAGAGAAAAACAAAGCAACGATACTTGGCGGTGGCGAAGAGGGGAACGACCTTCTCTCGCTGCTTGTCCCGCCGAAGGAAGAGAGCAACCCAGAGGAAGGGACTCTCTTGGGCGGGCAGCCCGAATCCGACTCAGCAAAGCCTGCTCCGCAGCCTGAGGGCGAGGCGGAGGAAGAGGCTGAAGAAGAGTATGAGGAAGGACAATCGGGCGAAGAGGAGAGAGAGACGCCACTCTACACCGAAGAGGAGTTTTCCAATTTATTGGAAAAGAATCCTCTGGACGTAGACCCTGAGCGGGTGCCAAGGAATTTGATGCCTGCCTATAAGGCAGCGCTGAGGGCTTATAAGAATTTCCAAGCTGACTACACCAGAAAGACGCAGCAGCTTAAAGAGACGAAAAAGACCAATGCTCCGAAGGACATCTACGAGGCGTATGAGCAGGACCCAGAGGGCGTGATGGCTCATCTTGACGCTCAGATACTCAAGGCGAAGGATGAGGGAGACCTGGTTGAGGCGTCTACGCTTCTCAACCTGAAGACCAGCCTTCTGGAATACAAGATGAAGAATTTGGAGAAGCAGACCAAAGCAGAACGGCAGTTTCAAGACGTCTATGCCTATGTTCGGGAGCAGATACCTGACTTTGACAGCAAGGTCAAAGAGCTGAGGCGGTTTGCGATTGAGGAGATGGGCTTTACTGAAGAGGAGATAGACAAGCTGACAGACCCATCCATTACAGGGATGCTTGCTGCAAAGCTTACTCTGGCTGTGAATAAGGCTTATGAGTTGGCTAATCCGCAGCGGGCGTTGAAGAAGAAAGAGGTCAAACCTCAGCCCCCGAAACTCGGCTATTCTGGTGTTAGCAGCTCTGGCGCTGCTGAAGGGATACCGGCAGGGAAGATTGCTTCTATGAGTATAGATGAGTTTAACAAGCTGTTACAGAAGGTAAAATCTCAAATGAGGAGATGATACTATGGCCGACGCACCAACCACCTATAGCGTAATCCCTGCTGCGGTGTCTGAATTTTATGACAAGACACTGCTTGCCAGGGCTTTGCCTTTGCTTGTCCACGACAGGTGGGGTCAGCGGAGACCCATTCCGAAACATAATTCTGGGACTATCAAGTTCCGGAGATACGAAAGCTTAGCTGCTTCTACCAGCCCGCTCACTGAAGGCAACCCTCCCGATGCAGTGGCTCTGAGCAAAACCGACATCACCGCCACGCTGAACCTGTATGGCGGTGTAATCAAGCTAACCGATAAGGTGCAGCTGCTCAACGTTGAGCCGGTGCTGGTTGAGGCTACCGAGCTGTGCGGTGAATGGGCAGGAAACTCCCTTGACCAGATTTACAGGGATGTCCTGGTTACCGGAACCAACGTTATCTACGCCAACGGGAAGACCGATAGAAACCAAGTTGTTGATGTTATTTCTGCTGCCGACCTTGATAAGGCTATCACCACACTGAAGCAGAACAACGCCAGGATGTTCACTGAAGTCATTGCTGGTCAGGACAGACACAACACCACGCCCATCGCTCCGGCTTATTTTGCGATTGTCCATCCGCACCTGTGGAAGACCTTGAAGGGTCTGAGTGGGTTTACTCCTGTCCATAAGTATCCCAATCCTGGGGCTGCTGTGCCTGGCGAAATCGGCTCTTACGAGCATATCCGCTTCGTAGAGACGACCAACGCCAAGATTTGGGCTGGAGCTGGCGGAACTTCCTCCACGGTTCGGAACACTGCTGGTGTCGCTGACGTTTATGCCGTCCTGATTTTCGGTAGAGACGCCTACGGCATCACCGAGCTGGAGGGTGAGGGTCTGCGGACAATCATTAAACCGCTCGGCTCGGCTGGCACGTCTGACCCGCTGGATATGTGGGCAAGTGTGGGCTGGAAAGCCTATCAGACGATTAAGATTCTGAATGATGCGTTTATGGTTAGGATTGAATGCGCTGCTGCTCTGTGAGCAGCTATTTAATTAGGGGCTTTGAGCAGGAAGGGGCTTCGGCCCCTTCCTCGCCAGCCCAAAAAGGAGTGAAAGATGAAATGTATCGTTTACAACCTTGAGACGGGGAGTGAAGGAATTAAGGAATTCTGGTGCGCTGTTAACGGAGTGGTCTATAAAGGACCATTTAACGAGGTTGTTGACCTGCCTGAAGAGGCGATTGATGTTCTGAACAATGCTGTTGTTGACACAATGGCTGACAAAGATGGGAAAAAGCAGAGAATCGTCACACCAAGGTTCAGGGTCGTTGTGGTTGAGCCTGCTAAAAACGCTGGCGACGAGATGGTAACAACCACCACTGCCCCGAAGGAAAGCTTTGTGTGCGACGTGTGTGGGAAGGAATTTCAATCCCAATTTGCCCTTGATGGGCATAAGCGGAGCCACAAATGAACTTTGCTGGGCTTAAAAGCGCCGTAAAGAGTTATCTAAACCGAACGGATCTTGACGACCAGATTCCAAACTTCATCAATTGGGCTTTGAGGAAGCTGGAGTCTGGGGACAATTTCAGGTATATGCTGAACGAGACAAGCGGGGAGCTGTCTGCGGAGCAGGAGTATATAGCTGTGCCTACAAATATGAAGTCAGTCCATCTGTTGCGGATATTTGACGCCAATGTCAGTGGCGATGCAGGAATTGTTGCCAACCCGACGTCATATGACCTTTTTACGGGTATGTCGCAGACAAAGACCTATGACAAGCCGACGACCTTTGCTGTGTATATGGACAAGATTTATCTTTACCCCATCCCAGACGTTGACGCCCGCTACTCTTATGTCCTTAGCTATTACAAGTTCACTCCAGCTTTCTCTGCTGATGAGGACACCAACGCTTTAAGCGAATCAGATCCGCAGGTCTTGATTTACGGCGCTTTGATGGAAGCCGAGCCTTACCTGCTGAACGACCAAAGGCTTATAACTTGGAAAGCCCTATACGAAGAAGCACTTTCCAAGCTTAGGAACGCCGACTTGGAGTATACAAGGCCGAGAGGATGGATTATCGCCAATGGGGTTGACGTCTGATGGAATACGTATTTGGCAAGGGCTGGCTTGGAGACCTGCCCGACTATGCCATTCAGCAGGCGAACGGCTTGAAAGAGGCGAAGAATGTAATCCCCTATAACTATACCTATTACCCTGTCTTTGGACCTTCCCACTACCTTAACACCGCCTTTTCTCCAAGCACTGATGGTCTTCCGCTCGGAAGCCTTGTTTTGGAAGGGAGCGATGGGAGTAAGAAGAACTACATCTTCTTCTCAAAGAAGTTCTACCGCTTCCAGCAGAGCGGGGCGACCGAGCTGACCTGCTACGCTTCAGAGATAAGCCATCTCAGCGTAGTCAAGTATGGCGATTGGATAGTGGTTACAGATGGGGTTAACAACCCCAAAGTGCTTAAAGGCTCTTCTGAGACGACCTTCCAAGACCTCGGCGGTTCACCGCCAAAGGCGAAGTTTGCGTTCTTTGACAACGGCCATTTAATCTTTGCCAATCTGATTGAGAACAGCACGTCTTACCCAAAGCGTATCCGTTGGTCGGCAAGGGAGGACATAGAAAATTGGACTGAAAGTTTAACCACGGGAGCTGATTACCAAGACTTTCCAGACAACACAGGTCAGATTACAGGTCTGGGTCGGCTTGGCGAGAATTTTATCATCTTCTTTGAGGACAGCATCTCTATCGGCTCATACAGCGGTGGGCTTTATACTTTTAGCTTCTCCCACAACGTTTACAGCAACATAGGCTCGCCATATCCGAAATCCATCATCTCTATCGGCTCGGCGGTGTTCTTCTGGGGCAGAGAGACGATTTACAGGATTGACAGCAACGGCATTCAGGACATCGCTTACGGTCGGGTCAGAAAGTCGGTTTTTTCGGACTTTAACAAGTCTCTGGCTAACAGGATGTCAGTCACCTTTGACTACGTCAGCAATCTGATTATGTGGAGCTACTGCTCTCAAAACGCCACCAATCCTGACAGAATACTTGTCTACAACCTGAACGAGGATATGTTCACGCTGATAGAGCTTGACCATCATTTTCTCTTCAGCGGTAACCTTTCAGCTCCGTCGGATTTGGACTCAGAGACGGGGCTGATAGACGACGCCAACATTCTCATTGACAACCCTGGCTATTTGGCTGAGATGGTCGTGCCTATGGTTTTGGATAAGGATTATTATATTTCCACATTCACAGGCGAGAGGCTTCAGGCTACGCTTGAGTTCCCAGAGCTTGAGAGCTGGCCTGATGTGCTTCACTGCAGAGGGGCGAAGTTTTTTATTGATGGGAACATTAACGGCAGCGTTGACATAAAGAGCAGGTATAGCAGGAACGAAAACTATAATGAACACGGCGTTTATCCTCTTCAGGATGACGGGAAGGTTGATTTCAGGGCGACGAATAGGATATTGAAGGCAACGCTTTATGTCTCAGGCTTTGACAAGATATATCCGCATTTTAATTTTGACGTTACGCCTTGGGGCAGGAGGTAAAAATGGCTTACGACGGCGTTAACATAAAAGACTTAAACACAAGCACGCCGACAGAAGGCTCGTCTTATATCCCTGAGCTGAACGACTCTGACAGGGAGATAAAACGGGTCTTAAAGAATCAATTTGCCATCACTACAAAGAACACTGACTATACCTTAACCGCTCAAGACAGCGTGGTTGTGGCAACGGCGTCTGGGATAACGCTGAAGCTTCCAGCTGCTTCGTCTGTTGCTGGCGGTGGCTATTTGAAGCACTACATCATCAAAAACAGCAGCTCTGGCAGCATTACCATAAGCGGTGTGATTGACGGGCAGAGCGGGCTGACGCTGGTCGCTGGCGAGCTTATAATCATCGTTACCGACGGCAGCTCTTATTGGAAATCAAACCCGTTAACGCCGATAAGCCACGCCTCAAGCCACCAGGCTGGCGGATCTGACGCCATAAAGCTTGACGACCTCGCTGCCCCAGACGATAACACCGACTTGGACGTTTCAACTTCAGCTCACGGGCTTTGTCCTAAAGCTCCGAACGACACCACAAAGTTTCTGCGGGGCGACGGGACTTGGGCTGAACCACCTGGCTCTGACCTCACTAAAAACAGCTATGCGTCTAATTCGGTCAGGTATTCTGTGAACGACATCTTAAATATAACTTGGTCAACCTACCAACTTGGCAGGCAGATTAAATACACGGGCAGCACTGCCACCAAGTCGCTCAGAATAGGGCTGACGATATTAGTCAACTATAAATGCAAGGTATATGTCAGCATAAGGAAGAACGGTGTGGAGGTCAAGGAAGAATTCTGTGTAGGTGTTGATTTTGAAGGCAATACCCAAGACGTCTATTACGACTTCACTTCGCTTTCCCCAAACGACACGATAGAGATTTATACCAAGCGGACAGCAGGCTCTTATTTTTGCGCGGTTACCAATATAGCCCTGATGTATGACTTTGCCATTTACGCTTTTGGCGATGACGAGCTGGAAAGCTATCTGCCATTGACTTGGAAATCTGGCTATGCTTTATCATTTACAACGTTGGTTTGAGGTGGTTGAATGGCGGTTAAGTATGATGATATTTTAGCTGCCCTGAAATGGCAGAATCCCATAATATCATCTGACTGTGGAAAAGCAGAACCGCCAGATAATCTAAAGCGGGATGGAATGTTGGTTTTTGCTGATGGGGTTAACTGGGACCCGGGTGCGGGCAGGGGTTTTTATGTTTGGAACGCAACTTCAGAGCAATGGGAAAAAATAGGCACTACTGAAAAAGTAAGCGCGGCCATAATGCTAAAGGCCATATATGACCAGGATGAAGACGGGATTGTGGACAACGCAAAGAGACTAGATGGATACACTTCAGATGAGTTTGCCCCCGCCTCTCATTCTCATACAGAGTCGGATTTAAGTTTTAGTGATGTAACCACGGGCGATGTCAGCACGAGCAAACACGGCCTGTGCCCAAAGATAGCGGGAAACGATGGTTATGTTTTGACGAAGAGTGGAGACCAGGCGACGTGGGCGGCGCCAACTGGCGGTGGCGGTGGGTTTGTGTATGACACAGATTATCAATGTTTAGTGGTGGAGTAAAAAATGGCTTCTTATACTTCAACCCAAAACGGAAACTGGAACGATCCAGCAACCTGGGGCGGTAGCGGTTATCCGTCTGCTTCAGGAGATACCGCAACGATTAACCATACGGTTACCTATAATGTTTCGAGCGCCACAGAGCTGGGGGATATAACTATAAATAACGGGGGCATATTAACCTTTGCCACCAATATGAATACCAAACTGACGCTGGGAAACGCCAGCATTACAGTCAAGTCTGGCGGTGAGCTTCGTGTTGGCTCAAGCACAAACCCAATTCCAAAGAATTATAAAGCCGAGTTGGTTTGGAATACAACCAGCGATAATTCTAAAGGCATAACTGTTGAGTCTGGGGGATTGGTCAATATTTATGGCGATCCAGACTATTATGGTTCTTCTGAAGAGACGGTGTTAGCATCTGACTGGACAAGCGGTCAAACCTTTACGATCATCGGCGATTTTACAAACAAATGGAATGTCGGGGATGAAATTACTGTTCACAGAGGACAACTGTATTCCGATTATAATACCGATGTCCGCTTATTTACTATTGCTTCAATATCCTTAAACGGATCAAACACAAACATCACCATTAATGAAGCCGCTCCAGGTGTAACATTTAAAGCTGGCGGTAAGGTTATTAACGTTAGTAGAAATGTAATTTTAACCAAGTATAATGCTTCGAAGACAATTGGAAATTATAATTCCAACAGACCAAGAATTCTTGTTTCTTCAGACAATGCCCTGTCTATTAAACACGCTCAAATAACAGGTTTTTATTCTGTAAACTTTTCATTTTACTCAGGCACAATTGAGGGTGTTGTTATACGAAATAGCGACAGGGGCATTGAGAGTGTAAAAGATTCTCAGATTACATTAACTGTTTATAGCTGTCGTTGTGGCGTATACTATCCTATCAGTTCTACTGTTTATGGTAATATATATGCGAATTTTTATGGATTTTTTGGTGGTCTTTTAATAGCTTGTTATGCCAGTGTTTTTTCTAACTATTATTGTTTTTATCTTGGGGGACAGTTTAAAATCTACTCTTCTGTTTATAGTAATAGGTGGGCATTTTTTGGAACGCAGATGTTTATTGTAGATAGCACGGCAAGGGTTTTTTATAATTATGGTGGGGCTTATGGTTCGATCCATGTTCTATTTTATGGAAAATTTGGTGAAGATGAAAACGGAAATCAAAAATCAAACACTTACGATATTCATTTTGGAGCAGAGTTCCCGACTATTATATATTTGTTTGGTAATGTAAAGTCTGGTGATTTTAACTTTTATGGTAGAAATAGTAGATTTGTTGGTGAGGTCTATTGGGAGGATAGTAATGGCATACCAGGGGAGCACAGGGTTTTTCATGCTCACGCAGATATAATTAAAGACACAACAGTTGTTAGACCGAATGGAGCATCGGCCAGCTTGAAAATTACTCCGTTATCTAATTGCTCAACGGCTTGGCCCGTTATTTTATGGAACAATGGGCTTGAACCTTTTGCAAAAGTCTGGCTAAAAGCGGGAGAGCAGAGAACAATTAAGGTTTATGTCAAATCAGCTGGAGCTTGGACAACATATCCAACGGCAGACGAGCTTGGTATAGAGGTTAGCTATTACAGCTCTCCTTCAAGCTGCGAACGGTCAACGGTCACTTCGACAGAGGTTTTAACCGATGACAGCACCTGGACGCCGTTAACGGTAACAATTACACCACAGCATGACGGGCTGGCTTATATTAATGTGTTTTTGAAGAAATATGAAAGCGGAAAAGGGGTTTATATTGACCCCAAGGTTGAGGTGGTATAATGATTGGTTGGTATCGAGGGAAGCCGCAAACATTTGATAATATCCGAACCGTTTTTTATCGGGGTGTTCCTGTTGTTAACATCTACCAGGAAGTCTTTACTAAGCCCTATAGGATACCGGAGCTGGNNCATTTTTCGTGGCAGCAGCCNGTTCTTGGNNTACTCAACACNCCCCCAACCAACCCACAAAGGGGAGACAGGTATTTGGTCGGAACAAATCCAACCGGTGAGTGGTATAACCACCCAAACTGTATTGCTTACTACGATGGTTCTATGTGGCGTTTTGATGTCCCCAAATTGGGTTGGGTGGTTTATGATATTGGTAATGGCGGACTATACTATTTTTCTTATACCGGTTGGATGCCTCACATTGGTGGGCGGGCTATCTATGTATCAGATAACCCACCGACTTCTGCCGATGGAAACAATGGGGATATCTGGTTTGAATATTAAGGAGAAGTTAAATGGCTTGGTATGAAGGCACTATGACGAACGCTGCTGGGCAGCTTGTCGCTATTCTGGATGACAAGTTGCCTCTTAATTCCTGCTGGGAAATAGTAGATACGCCTAACACGAACGAGAGAGTTTATGGGCACAAGTTTAACGGAAGCAGAGATTTTTGCGTCTATGTGAAGGACAACCAGGCCGATTATGCGACAGTTGAGTTGTGGGANNANTGGGATGCACAAAACCACGTTGGGGTTGGAAACGCACTGATAAGTGTTAGTTCCAATAATTACACGCTTCGAATACGTAAAACCATAGGTGCCTGGGGGCTGAGGGTTACTGATAATTGCTTTGTTTTCGTTAACAAGGCAAGCGGCTGGGCGTATTATATCGGCCAAACAAGGCGGTTTGACACGAACCGGAATCAGCCGATTATTGTGTGCCACACAAAGTAATCCTATAATACGTATTATAACAGGAACCCGCTTTCGGGAATTAATGGTGTGGGGGGAACTTGGGGACATTATGGGGCTTTTTGGGGAACCCTTTATGA